AAGCCGATATTGCTGGAACTAGATCTTGGTCATTATCAGTTTCAAAGGATACTTTAGAAACTACAGTTCAAGGAAACACATCAAAGACATTTATTGGTGGTCTTATATCTGGTGAAGGATCAGCAGAATTAATTTATGATAATGCTGGCAACTCTGATTACTTGGCATTTGTTGAGGACATATTAACAACTGGCGATGCTGGTGACGCATTATTTGAATTGTTCCCTGATAGTTCAGCTAGTTCTAAAAAGTTAGCTTTTTCTGGAATTATTACAAGTGCTGAGTATGGTGCAACACTTGGAGAGACTCAGTTGATAAACATTTCATTCCAGACAACTGGTGCAATAACTTCAGATATATAGTAAATTAAAAATACTTCGCATTTAATTTATGGCAGAAAAGAAAACCCTCGACCTTTTAAAGGAATCATTTGACCTCTCTAAAAGGCGAAAATTTGACGTTAAAGATGATAATGGCAAAACTGTAGTCAGTTTATATTTCAAGGCCATTACAAGGGCAGACAGAGCTAGAGCAACGCAAAGAGCTGGCAGTGACGATCCTTTAGTAGTTTCTACACATATGCTTTGTCAGTTGGCAGAAAAAGAAGATGGAACAAAAGCATTTCACCCAGCAGATTTTGCTAACTTACAAAATGAATTGCCAGAAAATGTATTAAATCAAATTGAGTTATTTTTATTTGGTGTTAACGAATCCGCAACTATTGATAATGCAAAGGAATCCTAAGGGGGGATAACTGGCTAAATTTTGAGTTTTTCCTTGCAACAGAATTAGGTAAGACAGTAAGTGAATTAAGATCACAGCTCACAGATGAAGAGTTGATATTTTTTGCTGGATATTACGAATTAAAGTATGATAGAGAAAAAAAAGAAGCGGATGCAATCAAGCGTAAATCAAGATATAGTTAAAGGAGTTATTGTTTAGTTGTGGCAGTTTCTAATGTAGAACTAAGAGTTAATGCCACACAAGCTGTACAAGCGTTAAAAAATGTTGACGCTCAGTCAAAGAAATTTAATACAACAATAAGCGGTACAAGCGGAAAGCTTAAAGCAACAACTGGAAGTTTAAAGATATTACCCAAACATTTAGTTGCAACAGGAGCAGGGGCTAAAGCGGCTGGCGGTGGAGTTAAGGTCTTAGGCAATGCAATAAAAACATCTTTAGGTTTTATTTTTGGAATTACCACTGCTGTTGCGGCACTTGGTAAGGTTTTTCAAAATTTAGCACAACAAGATTTTGCAGAGGCAAAGTTCAGGACTCTTGGAGGAAACAGTCAGGAACTTGTTGGAAATTTAAAGACACTATCAAATGAATTGTCAGGACAAGCAAGTGTACTTGAATTGACTGGTGCTGCTTATGATGTTGCATCTGCTGGTTTCACAGATGCTGCTGATGCTGCCAAGATTTTAAAAGCGGCAAGTTTAGGAGCAACTGGTGGTTTTACAGACATTAATACATCTGGAGGAGCTGCTGTAAAAGTTTTAAACGCTTACGGAAAAAGTGCGGATGATGCAGCATTTTTAATGGATCAGTTTGCACAGACGCAAGCTGATGGAATTATTACTATAGGTGAATATTCAAACAATATTGGTAAGGTAGCAACAACGGCGGCTGGTTTAGGAGTTCCGTTATCAGAAATAAATGCAGTTTTAGCACAGTCGACTGCTGCTGGTACGCAAACAGAAACAGCTTTCTCTGGTTTGAATGCAGCTTTAGCAAAAATATCTAGTGGTCAAGCTGGTAAGAAATTAGGAATAGAAATGAATGAGGCCACGTTAGCGGCTGACGGATTAGGCGGAACGCTGGCAAAATTACAGCAATTCTCAACAGGTGAATTACAACAAGCCTTTGGAATTGAAGCTTTCAAAGGAATACAGGTTGCTGTCCAAAATACTGAAAAGTTTAATGAGCTATTAGAAAACCAGATTAATGCTCAAGGTAGAGCTGCAAAATCTGCATTTGAAGCTCAAAATACAATACAAGGCCAAGTTAAAAGATTGTCTGTTGCCTTTACAAATTTGACAACTGAAGGGTCTGAAATCGGAATAATATTAAGAGAAAGCCTTAAAATTGCTGCTGTAACTGTTGAAGCTTTAGGAGTTGCGGTCAAATTAGCAATGTTACCTTTTAGGCAATTATTTGCTGTTGTAGGTGAGATAGGTAAGGTATTTATGGAATCCTTAGGCATGGACGCTGTAGGAACATTAATTTCTTTAGAACAAGGCTGGATAGGTTTAAAAGAAGCCGTTACTGATTTTTCGGATGAAATGGTTTTTGTCGCAAGAGTTGTTGGTGGTGTAATTGGAAATGCTTTAAAAATTTCTATTGGTGGTATAAAAACATTTTTTTCAGATGTAAAATTAATTGCTGAAATGATACAAAGAGATTTTGTTAAAGCCTTTCAAGGTATTCAACAAAGAGCTATTGCACTTTTTAAAGGTCTTCAACAAGGTTTTTCTGATTTAACAAGGCCAGTAGTTAGTTTTTTTACAGGATTACAAAAAACTGTTGGAGGCGTTGTTCAAAAAATTGTTAATTTTTATGCTCAAGCATTTAGAAAAATTGTTGACCTAATACCAGAACCTTTAAAAAAATTACTTGGAGGTATTGAATTACCTAAAATTGATTTAGGTTTAAACCTTGATAAATTTGAAAATCCTTTTAAAGACTTTAAATTTGAGAATCCTTTTAAGGGTATTGTTACAGATTTTGAATTTTTAAAGGAAGGACTTATTGAATTTTCTGGAATAGAAAGAGAAATTGCTGACACTATTGACAGACAAGCAGAGGGCAAAAAGAAAGTCACAAAAAATACTGAAGAACTTACAGAGGCACAGAAAAAAGCAAAAACAGAAGCTGATAAACTCAAAGAAACTTTTAAAGGTATAGGTGAATCCGTAAGAAATGATTTAGTTTCTAACTTGTCTGATGCTATTACAGGGGCAAAATCTTTTGGTGATGCCATGAGAAATGTATTAGGAAATTTGAAAAAGAAACTCCTAGACCTTGCTTTAAACAAAGCTATTAGTGGTATAGGTAAGGCATTGAGTGGAGGAAAAGGTTTTGGAGGTGGTTTTTTATCTGGATTGTTTGGTAAGGAAAGAGGAGGCCCAGTATCTGCTGGCGGTGCTTATGTTGTAGGAGAAAGAGGCCCTGAGTTACTACAAATGGGTTCTAAAGGTGGCAATATAGTTCCTAATAGTCAACTTGGTGGTGGCGGTGACAGTGTTACAAATATGGTTACTGTTAATGTAGATGCAAGTGGTAGTGCCGTTCAAGGATCTACTACTGATGCTCAACAACTTGGTCAAGTAATTGGTCAGGCGGTACAAGCTCAACTTATCAAAGAAAAACGTGCTGGAGGTTTATTAGCATAATGGCAACTTTTCCTTCTATAACTCCCACCTACGGAACAACTCAGACAGTAGAACAGAAAAGCATAACTACAAAAATGGGTGATGGATATGAGTTCAGAACTGTTTTTGGCTTGCCAGCAAATAAAAGACTGCATATTATCAATTTAAGTTTTGCTATATCAGAAACAGATGCGGATACTATAGACACTTTTTTGAATAGTAGGTTTGACGATCAAGCTTCTTTTGACTACACAATGACAGGAGAATCAAGTGCTAGAAAATTCAAATGTACAAGCAGATCAAGATCTATTCCATATTTAAATAGAGTTAATATGAACCTTACATTTGAGGAGGTTGCAGAACCTTAATACCTACAAGCGAATTACAAAAAATAAATCCTTCATCAGTTATTGAGTTGTTTGAATTGCAGCTAATAGCTTCAATACATGGATCAGATCAGCTTTTTAGGTGGCATAGCGGCACAAACCAAACTAATAATGGAGAAATTGTTTGGCAAGGTAACTCATACACAAGGATGCCTATAGAAGCAGAGGGTTTTGAATTTACAGGCAAGGGGCAAATCCCAAGGCCTTCACTTACCATAAGTAATGTGTTATCAACCTTGACCACATTAATGGCATCTGTAAATGCTTTTACTCCAGCCAATGACCTTAATGGAGCAAAACTAACAAGAATAAGAACTACAGCCGATAATATTGACGCTGTAAATTTTGATGGAAACACAAACCCCTTTGGAACTCCTAGTTCAAACAAATTTCCAGATGAGGTATTTTTTTTAGATAGAAAAGTTATAGAAAATAGAGAGATTGTACAGTATGAAATGAGAGGTGAAAATGACCATGAAAATGTTAGATTGCCAAAAAGACAGATAACAAGAAAAGACTTTAGTGGTGTTGGTACATTTATTGACGCATGACTTGGAAAGAAAAAGCTGCTCAACACGCCAAAGAATGTTTACCTAAAGAATCTTGTGGGTTGTTGGCGATTGTAAAAGGTAAAGAAGTTTATTTTCCCTGTAAAAATTTAGCAAATGATGTGACAGCGTATTTTATTATTGATCCTGATGACTGGGCTAATGCAGAAGATAGTGGTGACCTTATTGGCCTTGTTCATTCACACCCTAACGGCTCTATATTCCCTTCTGAAGCTGATAAGAACGCCTGTGAATATTTAGGTTTAAAATGGCATATTTATAGCCCTGAGATTGATGATTGGTATAGTTTTGCACCCTCAGGATACAAGCCATCTTCAATTATTGGAAAAACTTGGATATGGGGGGCTGCTGATTGTTGGACTATTGTTGTCGATTATTTTAAAGAAAAAGGATTGACAGTGGGAGATATGATAAGACCAAAAAGCCCTCTTGAGATGTTTACCAATAAAAAATTTGAAAAAGAAATACCTTTGTGTAATTTTGTAGAAGTTTTTGACGATATTAAAGAAGATGATTTGTTATTAATGAATATGGGCAAACATAAAGGTTGCCATGTTGGAATATATGTTGGAGATCAAATGGTTTTACATCACCAAGTTGATAGACTAAGTTCAAGGGATCTTCTCAACGATCAGATGTTGAAAACTATCTACAAGAGGTATCGTCATGTTGAGAAAAATTAAAGTTTATGGAAAATTAAGACAAATTTTAGGTCAGTCTACTTTTGAGGCTGATTTGAATAATGTAGGTCAGGCATTTAGTTTTTTTATAAATAATTTTCCAGAGTTAGATGAATATTTTCAAAATTCTTTTTATAAAGTTTATTCTAATGAAAAAGTAATAACTGAAGAAACATTAACTATGATTGGCGGTAATGAAATAAGAATTATACCTGTTGCCACAGGAAGTAAATTTTTAGCTGGTGCTGCGGCTTTTGGTCTTGGAAAATGGGCTGCCGCCTCAAGCGTCAAATGGATCGCTGGTGCTTTGGCTACTGGTTTGACAACTCTAGGTACATCAATGATGCTTGAAGGTGCTAGTCAGCTTATAGCACCAAAACCAAGTCTTAACCCCTCTGGCATGGATCAGACAGATCCAGCCTCACTTGCTTCTAACTATTCATTTAGTGGAATAACTAATATTAGTCAAAGTGGTGTTCCAATTAATTTGATTTATGGAGAAACTATTGTGGGATCAGTAACAGTTTCTAATGGTATTGATACAGTACAGGTAAGAGGTGACGCATAATGGCTGGCATACAAGAATTTAGTCAACAGACTGTCTTTACAAATCCAGAACTACCTGCTGATACGCTTTCATCAAAGCAATTTAATACACTTGTTGAGGTCGTTGGTGAAGGAGAAATAGAAGGATCAGCAACAGCATCAAAGGCTGGTCTAACAAAGGGAACAACTGCATATAACAACGCCTTTAAAAAAGATATATTTCTTAATGGAACTCAGTTACTACAAACCTCTGCAAGTAATACAGCACCAAATGATGGTGACTTTAATTTTAGAGATGTAGGATTTGAGCCTAGATTTGGCACATCAGACCAAACATTTATAAATGGAATCTCAAATGTTGAAACAGAATCATCTGTTGGAGTTGCTGTTACAAATGGGAATCCAATTACAAGAGCGGTTTCTAATACTTCTGTTAATGCAGTAAGAGTAACTGTTGCTTTTAACAGTATTCAAAAAGTAGAAGATAACGGAGAAATTACAGGTGCTTCTGCTGGAGTTCAAATACAGATAATTCAAAACAATGGAACAACAACAACACCAATCAGCGACACTGTCACAGGAAGGTCAACCAGTGCATACTTTAGAGATTATTTAATAAATTTACCTAGTAATACAAGTTTTCCTATAAATGTAAGAGTCTCCAGAACTACGGAAGATGATACAAGTCCAGTTTTCTCTGCATTTAGTTGGTCAAGTATGACAGAAGTTATATTTGAACAAAATGCTTATCCTGATACGGCACATTTAGCATTAAGATTTAGTGCAGAATCTTTCCCAAGAATACCCAAGAGGTCATTCAGACTCAGAGGAATCAAGACAAAAATTCCGCACAACGCAAATGTTGATATTGCAACTGGTCGGATAACTTACACAGGAACATTTAATGGTACTTTTAAAGCATCTAAAGAATGGCACTCAGATCCAGCTTGGGTGCTTTGGGATTTGTTAACAAACACAAGATATGGCTTATCTGTTGCTGAAAGTTCTTTAGATCAATATACATTTTACAATCAATCTGTATATAACAATGAGTTGGTTGATGATGGAGAAGGAGGTCAGGAGGCTAGGTTTGCAATAAACGCTAATATTACACAGCAAAAAATGGCTTTTAATTTAATAAATGATATTTGTTCAATTATGCACGTAATGCCTTTTTATTCGGCTGGCAGTATTAGTATTTCTGGTGATAGACCGAGTGACCCTGTTTATATTTATACTTTGGCTAATGTTACAGAAGCTGGTTTTACTTATAGTGGATCTTCATTAAAAACTAGACATACTGTTATTAATATTGGATATTTTGACCTTGATACAAGAGCAATAGACTACGAAACTGTAGAAGATACCGCAGCAATAGCAAAATATGGAGTTGTAATTAAGACTGTTCAAACTTTTGGCTGTATAAGTCGAGGTATGGCAGCAAGAATGGGTAAATGGTTTTTATACAATGAACAAAATGCAGGAGAGACTTGTACTTTTAATGTCACCTTAGAATCAGGTACGCTTGTTAGATGCGGTCAGATTATTGAAATAAGTGACCCTGTTAGAAGCGGTTTAAGGCGAGGAGGGAAAATTGCTTCTGCTACTACAACAGCTATTGTTGCAGACGATTCAACAAATACAGATTTAGATGCAACAAATAATGCCACTTTATCAGTAATATTGCCTGATGGATCTCTTGAAACTAAAACTATATCAAGCATTTCTGGAACAACGATTAATGTAAGTTCTGCCTATAGTGCAGCCCCAAACCCTAACTCTGTTTTTGTAATTCAAAATGACACATTAGAAACATCAACTTGGAGAGTTATTTCTGTCAAAGAAAAACAAGATTTGACTTTTGAGATAACAGCTTTAGCTCATAACTCTGGAAAATATGCTTATGTAGAAGATGGGGTTGCATTACCAACAAGAACAACCACTGTTTTAACTTCTTTAAAAGATGCCCCAATTAACTTAACATATGAAGAAAAAATTGTTGTAATTGATAATAAAGCAGTAAGTAAAATATTTATAAACTGGCAACCTGTCTTAGGTGTAAACAAATATCAAGTTCAATACAGGTTTAATAATGGTAATTTTATTACACAGAATGTTATTAGTAATACTTTTGATATAGAAAACAGTCAAAAAGGAACTTATGAAATAAGAGTATTTAGTTTTAATGCTATTGATAAACCAAGTGCAGAACCAGCAAAAAGAATTATCCACGCATTAGGAAAAACTGCTCTACCAGACACTCCAACAAACGTAAGGATAGAGCCTATTGATGACAGACTTGTAAGACTAAGGTTTGACCAATCAACCTCTCTTGACGTGCTTCATGGTGGTTTTGTAGTAATACGTCATGATGTTTTGACAGATGGCAATGGTACATTTTTTACTGCTCAAGAATTAGACAAAATTGCTGGAAACTCAACTTCTGCTGTTTTACCAAGACTTGAGGGAGAATACATTTTAAAATTTCAAGATGATACTGGAAACCTTAGTGCTGGAGAGGGTTCTGTTGTCATTTCATTACCAGAAGAGCAGACAAGTTTAGTTGCACTTACAAGAAGAGAAGATAATGATAGTCCAAAATTTCAAGGAACAAAAACAAATGTTTTACTTGATGACACTGGTACATTTATAAAATTAGCTGGTATTGGTTTATTTGATGCCATTGCAGATTTAGATGCTGTTTCTTCACTAGATGCTGCTGGTGGCCTAGCAACCTCTGGTTCTTATGCTTTTGGTGGAGCTGCTGGTACAAGCTTTCTTGATCTTGGTGGAGTCTTTACAGTTGATTTTAAACGACATTTAAAATCAATCGGTTTTCTACCAAATGATAATTTTGATGCTATTGATGATTTGGATTTAAGAGATGATTTTGATGGAATTAATATTTCAGATGTTTCAGCAGATGTTTTAGTTGCTGTAACTCAAGATGATCCAAGTTCTGGTTCTCCTACCTATACAGCTTTTCAAAGTTTTACAAATGGATTTTATAAAGGAAGAGGCTTTAAATTTAGATGTGATTTGTCAACAGTTGATACATCTGCAAACGTAAAAGTTACGGAACTTGGTTACACAGCTTCATTCAGCAGAAGAACCACACAAAGCACTTCAGCCCAGACAACTAATGGTGCAAGTACTGGACAACCTAACGCTTATACTTTTGATGCTCCTTTCTTCACAGGTGCTACTGGTTTAGGGGGTGCAGATAGTTCATTGCCAAGCATAGGAATTACAAGTCAGAATATGCAAAGCGGTGATTTTTTTGAATTAAGTAATATATCTGGTACAGGATTTTCAATCGTATTTAAAAATGGAAGTAGTATAGTTAATAGGACTTTCACATATCAGGCTGTCGGTTTTGCCAGAGGAGGGTAGAATAGACACAAGATGAATAATTAAATGGCTGAACACGATTTTGTAATTGATAACGGAACGGGAAGTGCAGTTCGTACTGACTTAAATAATGTTCTGCAAGCTATTGCATCTAATAATAGTAAATCTGGTGCTTTAACAACTAACTATGCTTATCAATGGCACGTTGATACATCTGACGGAAATTTAAAGATAAGAAATGCAGCAAATAATGGATATGTAACTGTTGGCCCAGTTGCTACTACAAACTTTGGATTAGCACCATTAGCAGGTGCAACATTTACTGGAAAGATAACTCATAACTATGTAACAAGTGTTCGTATGCCATCAGGAGATACTTCTGATAGAGGCTCAAGCGGAAATGGTGATTTTAGATATAATTCTGAAACTCATAAATTTGAAGGTTATCAAAACGGAGCATGGGGAGATATTGGTGGCGGTGGCGGTGCGACTGGTGGCGGA